TGCCAAATCTGCTAGTTGACCTAGTACTGCAGGCATTCTCTCCATAGCCATAAGTAGGTCCTCTTAGTCTATATTAAGAGATCTTGGTCCTTCATATCTAGCTCTCAGTGCACTAAGCTCCTACTCTAGCTTCTCTATCTTCTCAGTGTATCCCTTGATTGGTCTTTGGTCAGATTAGTTGTTAAATCCAATTTAATCTAACTCTGATACTGGCACAAACATAGAGTTCATACCCGATGCAGGGGGTATTTTCTTGCCAATCATATTTGCTGCTGATGCAAGGTGTTATCCGTACTTGGCATTGTTGTTGCTATTGTGGAATTGAGCAGCTTTGGTCAGTGCCTCCTTGTATCCTGTTGAAGGGTATTGTTCTACTAATGACACAGCATAAATCTTTTCTGCTGACTTCCAGTTGAATCCCAATTTTCCATTATGTGCAGTAAGGATTTTAATCTGCTGTCTAGCAGTAGGTCTATTCTTAGACTGCACAAGTTAGGCATAGTGCTGTGAATTAAGGTGCACTAAAACACCTTTTTCGGCAAATGGTAATAAGTGTTGTGGTAGGTCTAATAATTAGGCTGCTTTAAATAAGACATAGACTGGTATAGTCATGCCATCTACGATGACAGTACCAACTCCAGGTACCTTCTTCAAGTCATCTAAGTTCTTTGCTGTTGACACTGCATTTGCAGCATCAGTGGTGATTTATTCCATAAGGTATTTTTATTTACCCAATACTCTGATTCCCTACAATACCACATCCATAGGCGTTATTCGCTGAGGCAATTTAAATTAGAATCTTGGGTTCTTTCTCGCCACAGGTTCTTCCATATTAAATATTGATGGGTAATCTTGTGCTTAAATAGCAGTATATAGCCCTTTCTCAGTTATAAGTTATGTTATCCTATTGATGTCATGTCCATATTATTGATCAAAATAATGGTCATTCGTCATTACAACATCTCGGCCCCAGTTGGCATCTTCCTTAACATTTCTATATTTCTATGGTAACTGACTAAGCATTACTTAGACCAAGCCTTATACTGATTCACTATATAAGTACATGGCTCTGAGTGATAATATCTTACTTCTCATTAATCCTACAGCTGTCTTAGTATACTTGTTCTTAACAGCATGTTTAGTCCATCCCATTTTCAGCAGGGCATGATCAATTCTTCTAAATACTGAATAGTCTCCTTCTGTACTCCTCAATACTATCTTGACAAATGTTGCCCCATCTGGAGTCCCTTCATGTTCTACAGTTGCCATGAATCCCAGACTCTTATAAATTTCAGTTGCTTTTTCCACATAATCATTCAATTGCATTAAAAATGTGATAACATCATCTCCTTCAACAAAGCACCACCATTAGGATTTCTTCATGTTGAGTTTCTTGGCCACATATTTCTAAAGCAGGTATTGCAAGTATGTATTAGTCAATGATGTGGTCTACTCTCCACTATTTCTAGTTGTCTTAGTCAACAATATCATCATCCTTGTTTTAATATAGTTGTTGTTAAGTGCTATCGCTTCCCATAACTAACATGCCTTTTCACCAACTATATGTCTAAATAATTCTTTTTCAATTTACCAAATCTCATCCTTTTATGCCGAATCATAACATGACACATCTAGACAGACAGCATAATTAAATTGCTTCGCTTTGTCCCTAAGTGCCATGGTGATTCTGTCATCATTCATCTTCTTTATAAAATGTGGGTTTTGGTAAACCTGATCTTCAACCTCTTAATATATCACTGCTGACAAGGATCTGACTATCTCCTATCTAGCTGAGATCATCCTTGCCCATCCATCTGACATAGTGATCTCTTTCTTAATGAAGGACTCTGTGTTAGTGATGGTGTCCAGTCCATTTTCTTTAACATATTCTAACCCCTCTATGATCCTGTCTTTGACACTTTTCGTCTTGTTTGATTACTTCACCTATTCTATAGCTTTGTCACACAAATCAATTCTACCTAACCCATCAAATCCCTTAGGTTTAAATTCCTTTTTGATCCTTTTAATAGCAAATTTGACAAATCTCTTGACTTCTCTTGTGACTACTGCCTTCGTTTTGATTGTCCTTTGGGTTGCTGCAAATGTCATGTTGTCAACACAGTTGCACATTGTCTCCATGTGTTTGCCTTCAATGATTGGGCCTATCTGTGTGTACTTGGAAGTCATTGCATCACATGCTTAGGGTTTGTACTTCATAAGCACTTGTCCTTCATCAGCAACTATGTTATCCACAGTGCCATGACATTTTGAGGTAAGTACTTTTGTGTCAAGCTTACTGTCATATAGTATCATTGACTGTCTCTCTGGTTTCTTCTAGTCTAAGTACACCAACCAGTTATCTATATCATCAATTTCATTATTTAATGTCATTCCCCTTATTCTTATAGCATCTTCTTCATAAGTGGTTGATTATTACCTCCATGATACTAGTTGTGGTTCTCTAAATCTTTTGATTCTCTCTCTGTTGATGTCATCAAAGTCATGAAACTGTCTTTCTGTCTGACTGTGGGTACACACTTCACATTTAACTCCTGGTCTCTTTTCATTTTTGATGTGTTGTACTGGTAATTATACACATCGGCCACAATGGCAATCCCATGGTAATTGTCTGTTACCTTGCATGCAATTCTCTTTCCCTGGTTAGTTGAACACCACACCTAGATAAGCATGTCCATGGTGTGCTAACATAATCAAAGGTCTGCCAACATTTGTCATCATCTTGAGGTCATAATTACCTGAAGGAGTGTCTGTGGTGTAAAGGTGCAGATTGATTTTGTTTAATTTTGCAAACAGTGCTAGTTATGATGCTGACGATCCTGTCTCAGCAATTAATTCAGGTTGCACACTATCTTTCAGCCATTCTCTCATTATCTCATTAGAATGGTTTTACATGATACCTATTCCCTCCCATGATGCCATCCAAGATGTTACACATGCTCTCACACATGATGTTCCATTGTCTCCAGCCCCAACATCTATAAATATTAAATTGTCATCATGCTGGTCTTTTCTTGCTTTAGCTATCACTGCTGCCAATGGTGTGGCTTACTCATTGCCATATGGGCACCACTTGTAAGCTGACTGATTATGTTCCTTAATCCTTGTAGTACAGTCAACCCTGCCAATCCTAGTTTGATAAAATTGAGCAGATGCAATATTCCGTATCATGATGTCTTTATATAGCTCCAAGCATGATATGGCATCTCTTACCCCATAGGACCTATGTTCATCAGTGATTTTGTAATCAGTGTATTCAGTGTAGAATTTTAGCTTTCTCTCTCTACCCACAGCTAATTTATATTCAGTATTGTAAACCATAGATAGTGCATCAGCTAATCCCATCTTTGCTGATTTGGATTGCACTATGTAAGGATGTTGTTATAAGTCTAAATTGTTGGCATAGATGCCATCTAATTGATTGTCCCACACTATGGTTTTGATATTCCATAACCCAAACCATGAATAGATTATGTATTATGCAACATTTAGCTATGATCCATTATAAATGATGGCTTTATTATCGAATGCCAATTACATAGAGTTGATCTTCCTCAGTCCATATGCAGGTTCAGCTTCTAAGTCAAATCCTATGGTTTTAACATTAGCATAGAGGCAATCTTATTGCTATAGCAGGTTCATCATCTCTTCTATGTCGTTGACTCCATAGCATTCATAGTCTTGTCCCTTTGGTCCCTTCTCCCACCAGTGGTGGACTTCTTTGCATTATTTGGGCATCTCCATTATCTTGTCTGCATCCTCCATATATTCTAAATCATGTCTATGTTTGTAGATAATAGTTCTGCCATATTTTATTGATGATAGGATGTCAAGTTGATATGGTCTGAGTACTTCCCATCTTGCATTGTGCAATTGTCTGACATTCATTTGGTTCTCACTGTCCAAATTGACTAAAGTGAATTAATTCCCATCAACTTTTATCACAACTTTTGATAGGTGGTTAATGATGATAACATTAACTTACTCATGCTTGACAGAGCCATAGTTGCCTACAACTGTGGGTGGAAATCTAATTCCATTTTCAGTTTTAAATTGCTCTAATCTGATTGTGAATCTTCTTTCCAACTCCTCACCATATCCTCTTATTATTCTAGTTTCCACAGTTTCGGGTGCTCTTATCATTCTTGGCCAAAAGTAAGAAGCAAAGAACCCTTGAGTAAATTTTATATTGGGCATTTAATCAAATCCAGTTTCCTTAATTGTGTGAATCTTGTTGATATCTACCACTCTGAACACCTAATCTTCATAGGCACCATATTCATTCAATCTATTCCTACATAATGAACCAAATAAGTCAGCAACAGACAAGTCTTAATAACCACTTATGATTTCTCTATTTTCAATCTAAGTACCATCCTTCAACTTAATCTAATGTTAGTAGACATTCTTATTTAGTAATTTGAAATGGTACCACAAATTGTCCGCTAACTCTTCAGCATCTAAGCACATTAACAATCCTTACTAGCATTCTCCTATCTATTTTGCTAATTTGATGTCAGTTGTGTATCTCCACCAACATTTAACATAATAATCACTGTACTCCTAACTGATCAAGGCCATGTCAATTTGTGATACTATGCTATAGTCGGCTCTTTGCTAACCACTCTTGTAAATAAGGGGGATTCTCTAATGCTGGTAGGCATTTTTCACTTTCAATATAGTCTCATCAATTATTCTATCACAACCGAATGTCTTCCTATCTACATCAGCCATCTTGCCCCCATTTAATTGGGCGTTAATGATAACATGTTACTATTGAGGTGTAATCA